GACTTGATATACTCAACTACTTTTTGAATAATACTTTCTTTTTTTGATGATTTTTTTAATGCATCTGCCGCACGAGTTTGTGCTAATTTTTCTCGATCAGCTTGCTGTTTGTCTGCTTCCGCAGACTGTTTGTCTTTCTTTTTTTCTTGGTCGGCCATCCTTATAGATTTTTCTTTTTCTTTATTACCCTTTACAACTGCTGCTAATTTTTTTCTATTAGCTTTTTGTACTCCTGCTAAATCATCTTTTAAATAACTTTTAAAATTTTTCATGTGTCGGCCTTTGGGGTTTCGGGTGTAGTTGGAGTTTCGGAACTTGGCAATTCAAATTTAAAACTATTTTTATAATCGTCAATAGCCTTTAAAGATTTATTTTTTAAACTTTTTGCAATACCCTCTTTTGCTTTATTAAGTCTTTTACCAAAAATATCTTTTAAAATATTACTTGTTATATCAACCATTTTTGATCCTTTCTTTCATTACATTTTTAATAGCATTCACCAACAAATCATCTGTAAGAGTTTTATCTTTGATCCATTGTTTTACTTGTTTATCACTTTCATTAACTACATCAAGTTCTGGTTTTTCTAATATATCTTGAAACAAATTCTTTTTATAATTATTAATAAAACTTTGTGTTTTAACTTTTAAAATAGATTTCATAGTTTTATGTGGTTTAGAAGTCATCATCATCCTCCGTATCATCTTCTGGTTCTTCTGGTTTCTCTGCTGCTATCTGTTTATCAATTTCTTTAATCTGTTCATCGCTCTGTTGTAAAATATTCTTACGCAGATACTCTGCTGAAATATATCTACCAACATACTCCTCAGCCATTGAAACCAGCTCAAAACGATCTCTCATAATCTCAGAGTTTTTCAACTCCATAAAATGAGAATCTTTAGCCCAATTATAACGAATACGATCTTTAACTTCCCACCAATCTTCTTCTTTAATAATACCTCTTAAAATCAACTGGACTCTAAGAAGACCTGTAAAAAGATGAGAAAATCTATGTCGTAAACGACCAACAAATTTTCCAAACTTTACTTCATCTCTTGTAATCTCAGAAGCTCTTCCAAGATTAAAAGATGTTGAATCAGTTCCCTCAATTCTTGAGATTGGAACATTCAAAGACTTGTACAATTTCTTTCTAAAATATTCTATGTCATCTGTTTCACCAAGATTCTGTCCACCCGGAAGTGTAGTAATTTCAGTACCACGACCACCTTCTCGTCTTGGCAACCAAAAATCTTCCAACATAGAAAGATGTTTTCTCTGGTCTTGAACTTCACCAGTAGCTGCATTATAAATCATCTTCTGTTTATAACGATTCATTACCTGTTGCAGATATTGTTCTGCTTTCAACTTAGGTAAATTACCAACATCAATATAAAATATTCTTCGTTCTGGAGCTCTTGCTAACCTATAGATAACAAGTGCATCTTCAATCATCCGTAATTGATTCCACGGCTTGATTGCTTTAAACAAATAACCAACAACAATTTGTTTTACATTATCAATTAAACCAGAGTGAACATAAGAAATAGAATCGGGTGCAACTTGAACAGCATTCTGTGCTGACTGTCCTTGAAAAAATCTACCTCCACCAAAATTGTCTGGTGTATAAAGATAATACTCTTGAATATCCTCAACAACTTCTATTTGGTTGGCACCACCTTTTGATTTTTTTACTTCTCGTATCTTTTCAATATTCAAAGGATCAATTGGAATTAATTCTTTAATTCCATCCTTTGGTCTTTTATTATCAATTACAATATGATGATACAATCTTGCATCAATGTACCACTTTTTAAATAAATCTGCACCTGTCAAATTAAAATCTAACAGATCAAGAATTGTAGTAAACTCAGAATGTATCTTATCTTTAATACTGTCTGTATAATCTAATGATTCCAAATCCAAAGTTACAGCAGGCATACCTTCTTCGTGAATCACAGCATCATTAATAATATCTTCAATGGCCCCATCAACTTCTTGGGAAAAAGACATATCACGATACTTCTGGACTAAAACTTTTTCGTCTTTGGCATCTGAATCTGTATTGAGATAATGCCCAAGAATCCCACCTCCATCAATAATCTGTGTTGCTCCGTCACTATTTTCTGGTGTTACAAAAGTTTTGCCCTTCTTCTCCTTCTTGGATTTTATTTCAAAACCAAATAATTCAAACGCCATAAAAATTTCCTTTTTAAAAAATCATAATAATAGGGGGTGAAAAACTCACCCCCTTGTTTATCGGTTGTTAACCACCGAATGTTCCACCAACCCCAATAGATACATTACCTAATTTTACTCGTCCTCGTACACCAAGTTCCCAACTAGAATCTCTTGAACCAGTAACATCAAAACCAACACCCGTATCTGAATGCCAATTATTAACTGCGAATGTTACTGAGTATTCTTCAACTGTGTCATTAGTGTCCATACCAAGATCAATGGCTGCAATCTCAGTTGGATAGATATCTTCTACACGATATGTACGCAAGTTACCACCATTACGATCTAATTGTACAACTGTTGACTGACCATAAATATTTGAATGAGTCAAAGTTGAAACATTAACTGCATGGTGTGTAATTCTTGCACTCCATTCTTCAAAAGCTGCACGAATAGCAAATTGTGGATCATTAAGAATTGTTACAGTCCAATCAGCAAATGTTCTATCACCAGGAACTTTTAACTGCCGACCACGAAACGGTACATCAATATTACCGATAGTGGAAGCAGGAATCTGCGCCGCTTTACATAAGAACTCCATTTGTGGGATTCCAACTGCATGAGTAATGTTACAACGAAATAAATTCGGTCGTACACCACCTTTGAAAGACTGTTTAAAGTCATGTATGTTTGTTGCCATTTTATTACTCCTTTATTGTTTTAAAGTATTTATACAATTAACCACCGATTTCTGTAAAATTAACATCAGTTCGTGCGGCAATAAAGTTCAACTGGATGTAATTGATAGACCTTGTTGGCTTAACATAAATGTCACCAATAAAGTTATTATTATCAATAACTACACCAGTATTATTTGAACCGTCACATACTACTTTAAAGTCAGTAATACCACGGCGTCCTTGTATTTCTCTCAAGAAAGGCTCGACCATATTCACGAATTGTGATCGTGTAAATTCATCATTAAACTCAAACAACATAGATTTAGCTGCATTAGAAATTGCTTTTTCCATAACAATAAATAATCTTCGTACATTAATACGGTCAAATGCAGTAGGTGTTGGTTGCATTGTTCTGTCACCCCAAAGAATAACACCAGCACCAGTTTGTGTAACAAGAGGATTAATACCTGCTTTGTACATGGTATCACGATCAGCTTTAGTCGGTTCCCAAGAAAGTTTAACAATATTCTTGATTGCTCCACGATTCATTCCAGCAGGTGACCACCATGCATCATGCGTAAAATCTAATCTTGCACAAAGACCAGCTATATCTCCATTCATTGGACTATAGAAAAATACATCTCGATAACGATCATATTGATACTTCCATGCACCATCCATTACTCCATAACTATTACTTGCACCTATATCAGTTTTAGCAGTTACACACCCAGCAGCCTGAGCTGTAGCATGTACAACTGTATCTTGTGGAGGAGAAACAAACGCTATGCAATCTTTTCTTCCCAATGCAGTATTAACACACTTTTGTGCTACACTAGTATCTGTGGAAGTTCCACCAGGTCCTGCAATCAATAAAGTAACCTCTGAAGTTTCTGCTGTATCAAAAAGACTCCATCCTGCAAGAAGTGGTGCAGCAGTCATAGCAGCCCCATCGTTGCCACCTGTTAAAGAACCACCGGGTGTACCTTCAGATGCTGTTGAACTATTAAAAGTTAAAAATGCCCCACCAGCTTTTGGTAGACCTGCGGCCTTTTCTGAACCAGTTGAATTTGTAGTAATTTCTGCAATATCACCAATATATACATATTTTGATTCATTTCTTAAAACATCTCCCACATAATTACTAGAACCATCAATTCTTTTTGCATCAGATGCTTTACTTACATATGCCCATTTTTCTATAATCTCTCCTGGGACTCCAGTAAATAAACCATCTTCGTCATAAACAAGAATATGCATCTCATCATTAGCAACAAAAGCAGCACTACCGTTTGCATTAGCCACATCAGCTGATGTTCCCGGTGCGGTGTCAAAGTTTGCGCGAAAGTCTTCATTTTCTGTAGAGGGTGTTGGAGTTGCTGTGTCCCATGCATCAGTATCTATAGCTCGAACTTTTAAACTACTACCCTTTACTCCAGCATACTTTGCAACAAATAATTGGTCTGTAAAAGGTCCAGTACCTGCTATGCGCGTATCATAATGATCTGGATTATCTACAGCAACTGCTGTACCTGCCGTTGATGTGTCTTTACCAACAACCGCATTAAGATAACCTGTACCTTTTACACCCACAACAACCAAGTTGTTTGAGTAAGAAAGATAATTAGCAGCTGTCCAAAAATGTGTAGCAGTTGATGAAGTTGGTTTACCAAAAAGATCAACTAGATCATTTTCGGTTGTAATTGTTGTTCGATATGATATAGGTCCCCATGGGAATGTTCCCACAAAGGCACCAATATTGGTTGATACATTCGGAACAACAGTCGTTAAATCTTTTTCTGTAAAATTAATTCCGGGTGATACTTGAAAAGCCATTTGATTTCTCCTTTACATTCTTAATATTGATATAGATTTTTAATAGTTATCTGTATGAGCCTTTTCCCATTTCGTGCCATCGGGCATAAGTTCATACTTGTCATCCAATCCATCATCAATAATACCAAAAGGAATTGTCATATCTTCTATTGAATCCATTTTAGTCTGATATAACTTTTCTCTAATATTCAAATTACTTAATTCTTTAAAATATTGTTGATCTACCATCCATCCAAATAAAACCAATGTTGTAACCAAATCATCATTTGAACCTTCTTCAGCTCCAAATGTATCACCAACAGTTACGAATGTTGTAAGCTCAGAAATAATATCATAATCAGGGATGAGTAATTTATCTTCTTCAATTAAACTTTTTAAATTTGAACAACCTATCTTTTTAACTTGTTTAGTTGTTCTTACTCCGTACGATATATCTTTTTTATGACCACTTGATAATTGCTGGCCGTGCCTACCATACCATGCTACAGTAAGTAGATTCTCATACTCTAAATCATGGTGTAAAACATCGGCTACTTGAGCTCCAATGTCGTTACTTTCTACTAAAACATAAGCATCATTATACTTCTTTCCTATATTATTTATAATATTTGGAAAAAGCAGCGGTGCTATCATATTATTACGATACTTTGCTACAATTTTATATGGTACTTCAGTCGTATCAAATACTGTAAATGTGGAATAATCTAGTCCCTGTCCCCGAGCTGTGTCTACTGTAATAGCATAAAGTTTATTCATCTCTGGTTCTTCAAAAACATCTAAATTATCTCTTGACCATATAGGTGAACTGTATGATAACTCTTGCAATTTCTCATAGGATATAAGAGTATTGGAAGAACCCAGAAAATCTGCTTCATACTCTTGACGAAATGCTTCTTCACCAATATCAGAGATAATCTTTCTACGCCATTCTTGATCTCGGTCTGGAATACTAGTCCAATGAATCTTGAATGTCTTAAACTGGTTATTACCTTCTACAGCATCATTCCAGAATTTATAAAATAAATTATATCCATTGGGTGTAGATACCATTATAATCTTGGTATCTTTACCAGATGAAATCGTGGGATAAACTGATTTGATAAATGCATCAGCAATCGTTCTTTGTACGAAAGCAAACTCATCCAAGAACAATAATGAAAAACTGTAACCACGAATTGCAGATGAAGATGTGGAAGAAGCTATAATCTTAGAACCATTCTCTAGTTCCAAGTTTCCCTTGTTCCACTCAACAATACCCTGTTGTAAAAACTTTGGTAGATGTTGATAAGCTGTCTGTAATCTTCCAAGTAACTCTCTGGATGTAGATGCTTTGTTGGCCAACATACCAACTATCTTTGTCTTGTTAAATAATATATAATGTAAAATATAACCAAGACTTGTTACAGACTTACCAGATTGTCTAGCACTCTTTACAATAACATATCTATTATTATGTATAATATTAATTAAATCTTCTTGATAATCATAAAGGTCAAAAGGCACCAATCCCTTATCAACATGAATAACTTGAACATAATTTTTAAGAAAATATACAATGCTATCACGACACTTTACATATTCTTGAACTTCATGTTTAGTAAATTGTTCAGGAACATTAGTTGGCTTTAATAACTGATTACCTAAGTATGAATCATTTCTATTATCTTTTGCCATTATTTTTTCTTCTCAAGTAATAAGTCTTGCAGTTCTTTTGTACTTCCAATGAACAAAGAATTATTTACAGTATGAGGGTCTTTAACATCTTTCTCAATTTCTTTCTTTGTTTTCTGTAATTGCAAAAGTTCTTTTGTCGTATCAGATAAATTTCTAATCAACATGGCAGTTACTTCATATGCTCGTGCTGACTCTGATTCTTTTGCAACAGCTAACAATTCATCAAGGGCATCATTGCCTTTAGTAATTAAATTATGATATTGATCTCTTGAAAAATCATAATCAGAAGTTAAATCTGTTTCAG